AGAATATCTGTAACTGAACTTGTTCCTTCATCATAAACAATGGGAGTTGGATTGTTCTTAATGCTGGGAATAGATCCGAGAGATTCAACTGGAACACTGGTTCGTGCTTAACAAACTGATAAGGATACAATTTGTAGTTATCTTTCTCTGTGCCTGATACAGACACGTGTAATGGTTCTTTACCATTATTGAATCCATAGTAGGAAGCACCAGTATCACTTTCACCGCCTCCAGCGCGATCAGTGAAACCGCCATTTTCATAATACAAATCGTGAGCCATACATCTTGCGGTGAGGACTTGTTCACGCTGACGATTGTTTTCCGAAGAGATGAATGTTGATGTATAACCAGCAAGGTGAGCCATATCCTCTGTAGAGCATACTTCTTTACCGCCAACGCGAAGGACCGCACGGCGGATAAGGGAGTTCACACCACAGCCAAGCGGAAAAAAAGCATTAGATGCCGATCCATCTGTTGGAGGAGTTACGGATAAAGTTATCTTACTGTTAGAATGTAACAAACCTTTGTTCTGTAGAATAAATGTGACTTCATTCTGAGAGAACGAGGTTGGTTCAAGAATAGTTGTCTCCACATCAATCGCTGTAGATGTAGGTACAGCACCGATACGAATAAGGTCAGGAATCTGCGAAGGCATAGGTCCGGATGGTGCGGCAGGAGCAGCACCGGGTTGCGTATCACTCATTGCTTGGCTCATTGTTATAATATGAGTAAACATTAAAAATAGTATTATTGAATAATTTTAAAAAATTACATCACCTGAACACCCTGTTGCGAGAATACAAGAGTCTGCTTCGCATGAATGAACACATAGACCGCCTGTGGATTGTCCGTGGTGAGATCCAGTTCCGTTTGGAGACCCCATTGCTGGGTGCTGAAATCAACACCTTGATCGGAGACGCCATCGTAGCGAACACCAAGCACAAAGAAGTTACCAGTGAGCGGTGTTGTCTTATCAGATAGATTAAGAGATGTTTGGGCGACCAACTGTGAGTTAGCGACTGCTGCGTTAGTACGAGACGGATCCACGAAGTTATGGATAGCCGCAAGACCTTCTCGCATTATTTGGCTATCAACCATGGTTTGTGTTCCACAAGCAGACTGGCGAGTATCAATATCAAAATTCAATGGGAACTTCTCTCCGCCTTTGGTGAAGAATAATCTCTTTATGTAAGCACTTGAGCCATCGGTATTCAATGGATACATCGTGGACATACCATCACTTACAAGGTTATTGATTTGAGATGCGGATATAACATTCGCAAATGCTCCAAGAACACGCTTCTCTCCAAGATTGAGAGTGATAATACCATTCGCACTATTAATAGTTGAATAGTAGGAAGAGATAGTATTATATTCAAAAACTTGAGTTGCCGGCATTGATGCGAGTTGGTCACGTGGAATTCTCATACCCTCGGCTAGCAACTTAACCTTACTGAACTCGTAAAATCCAGTAGAAAATGCTGTACTATCCGCTTCTGAAGCAAAGAACACATTGCTATCAGGAGCAAGGACAATCTCTACAATGATACCTCCCAACTGCGATTGGGCGATTGGAATGGGATTGTCACCAAGGAACAAACCACAAGGGAGATGTACGGAAAATGTCTGCTTAGATTTACCAGCATCCGCAACAGGGAATTCTACTACACCACGCTGGGCTGCCTTGAAGTTAGGTAGAGTAAGAGCCGACTGGTTCAAGTGAGTGTTTTGATCCTCACGAGAAGAAGTAGCCGCAAGATATGTCGCCATAAAGCGATTGTAGTTTCTGATATGTTCCAATGTCTGTCCACGCTCATTACGAATGATCAACTGATCTATCGTTGAGAACACGCCCAATTTCTGTGACATCCTCTGAGTAGCATCACCCGCCGCCTTCGCATCATCAGAGTATACACTGAACTCACCACAGAAACGAACGGATTTGCCGAGAAGCATCATATCGGCAGATCCAATGCGAAACTGGATAATAGGATTACCATTCTTGTAGGATATAGTATCCGCACTAGTCTTATTCGTAGGAGTTACTTCAATATGCCTATTACCGCTCATATTTATACTAAATAATTTATAATAAATTTTATTAATAAATTTTTAAACTTAGATGTTTCTTGCTATGCTTACCGTTCTACCATTAGAGAGGAACCGCTAATTGTCAATCTCCTTAAGTGAGCGAGGTAGTTATTCCAAAGATGAGGTTTGGATGGTCCAGTAGAACCACGACCATTAGTCACCGATTCTTGGTAGTTACACTGGAGATTAAAGTCTTTTCCTCTACAATCGTACACGCCACGGTCCAAGGATAAGGCACGACCAATAACTGCGTTGTTCTTAAATTTCAGGAAGGACATTGGTTTAATATTCGCCATCACTAAGGCTTTTTCCAATTCAATCAAGGGTTGCTGATCAATACTCTTGCTGGATATACGAGAGCAATTGACTTCTCTGTTAGGATTCAATTTACCATCATAGAAGAACTGGTAATTGGTGAGATTATCCCACACACCCACAAGTCCCGAGCGGTTACTGCGAACCGAGCCATCGGCGAAGTTAGCACCTGTAGCATTGACCTCAAGATAAGTTGTCTTACAATCAATCGCATCTAGTGTAGAATATACAGTAGAATCTGTAGGGACACATAGGATAGACTTTGCTCGTGATTCTGTTAAGGGTAATCGCATATTCATTACCCTATCACTTGCTTGCTGTGAGAATTTATAATTGGTGTACGTTAAGTAGTCATATACAATTTGTCCTCCCTGTGACATTTTATTCATTAGAGATCTTTCATATCCATCCGGCATATCAACCTGCTGAATAATCATCTCCGCTTCAGATACTTCATAAGTAGGGCTGAATGATGTAAGGGAACCAGCCAAGTCATCACAGAGAACAAAGTCACGAGTCACCGTAGAACCGGATAGTTCACCGTCTGCTGTGAATGTAATCTTGGTAAGACCATTGGTTCCCGAGGCGGTTTGGTGAGAGATAGAAGCAATACGAGTGTTTGATGTGGAGACCGCTTCATCATAGGCAAATCCTCCATTACCATCATCTCTACCGACATGACTCACAAATTTCACTCGCTGACCGACCACAAATGGGAAGTTCTTAACAGATGTCTGCTGGTTAGTTCTCTGAACAAAGACATCACGGAGACTATCACCATCCGCAATAGATGCGGACGAGGAAGCAGAGGAATCTGTTCCATCCGAACCATTGGTGCTGACAAAGGCTGGGTGAAGGGCGAGCATACGATTCTCCGTAACACTATCTAATTTACGGAAGCATTTACGAGCATCTTCAAGGATAATGGAGATACGAAGACCCTCTGTGAGCATAATAGGAAGGACACGCTCCGACTGAAACAATCCAGTTTGGAGAGGAAGGAGAACCTTGGCGGTGTAGAAATCCTCATTCACAAGAGATGCCGTAACACTACCATTTGCCGATGGTTCAGCGACTGGTTTAAACCAAGGATTGCTGACACAATTAGCACCATCCGTACGAGTTGTTCCACAAGTACCTCGGCACTCAGGAACCCACGAGGTAGCACCCTCAGTCAAAGCACGCTTCTGCTTAGAATTCTCATTGGTTTCATAATCATACTTAACAGCACATAGGGTATTGTAATTTTGGATCTGTTCCAATATCTCGTTACCAGCACCTCCCGTGGAGATGGTAATATCACGAATAAGGACTTGGGCACCGATATCCTCATCTAACTGAAGGCGACATCTTGCGTTGCTGTCAGTCGCATCAAATCCCGAAGGCAACTTCAACTTAACATTCATAGACAAAGCACATTCCTTTGGTTGAATGAACTTACTTGATGGAGGAATGTAGAAATCCACACGTTGACCTGCGACATAAGTTCCTCCCTGTTCATCAGGGATTGCGACTTTTGTTTGTGACACTGGTACCGAATCTTCACTGCTCCAAAAACTCATTTTATAATTATAAAAATATTATTAATTAGATATCATTAATTCAAAACTATCCTAAAGGGACCTATTGGTCTATGCTTCACTTGCTATCGGTTTCGCAACCAATCCTTCTTGGGCAACTTCCGGTGCCGCCTTGAATGATAGTAGAGGATCGGATGGTTTCGCTGGTTTTATCTTTGCCTTGGCTGCTTCTTCATCTTTTTTCTCTCCAATATCACCAAAAATACCTGAGATTAATCCAATAGCAGCACCAACTGGCTCTAATATAGGAACCGCGGCTCCAGCGAGATCCAATGCGGTTCCCGCCATAGTTCCAATATTACCGACTTTATCTTCCCAGTTATCGCCAGCAATAGCATTCCAACCTTTAGAACCATGGATAGCATTGATGATATCTTGTCCTCCCGCGAGAATACCTCCCGCTGATGCTAATAGTTTTCCGCCATAATGACCCATATTATTTGCTGTTTCTTCACCTACACCTCCAATAGTTTTCGCTTGTTGTTTAATAAATCCTTCCGGAGATACTTCTCCTTCTGTGCCTTCGGCAGCAGCCTCTGCTTGCCCCGGTGTAGGCGGAGTAGGTTCGCCTGATATTGGCTGTGGTGCTGGTTCGGCTGGTTCGGCTGGACTTACTTCATCTTCTTTCTGTTGTGTCTGTGCTTGAGGAGGTGTAGTCTCCGGTCTTTGGAATGGTTCTTGGGGAGCGGTTGCTTGTGATTGTCTTAAGAATTGTTGTCTTGCTTCTAATTGATCTGCTGATGTTGTTGCTGGTTCATCCGATACTACAGGAGCCGGAGCACCAACTGGTTCTGCGGCCGAGGCTGTATCTGCGGCTTCTCCTACAGAGGCTGGCGATGGTCTATCCAATGAACTTGAGGCGACTTGGTCTACACGATTATCTTCTCCTTCAAATAAAGGACCATCTTGATCCGGTACATCAGGATTAGAACTCTGTGCTACTTGGGATCTATCTAATCCAACATCTTCAGGTGTTAGATTCTCTCCATCATAAACCCTTGTTGAAATACCTCCGCCCATATTTGATCTAACAGTCATCACCGTCTTACCAGGATTTTGTTTAGCAATCGTATTGAATCGGAGACGTGATGGTAATGAATTGAATGCGTCACTTTCTACTTGTGGATTATCAAATAAATTAGATACATAATGTGCTTCTTTATAAGGAACACTTGCGTCAGGTGTTAATGTATCCGCAGTTAGATCTTGTAATGATGTTCCAGCAAAGGCAGGAGTCTCAGGTACTGGACGAGCCGTTGGTAGAGACGTAGGAGGTCTTGCCTCTGCTGCTGTTCTTGTAGGTGAAAATTCAGTCATTTCAACACCCTCAGGTTCACCGACAGCACTAGGTGCGTTACCTGGAAATCGTCTTAATGTTTCAGATGCCTCGGGGCGTACTGTGGCATCTGCCACAGATCCAAGAGTATTCGCTGGATTCACTGAATCTAATGCCGATGAGGCAGCGGATCGTAAGGCTCCTTGGGCGGCTCCCTGTGCTTCTTGTCTTGCTCTTGATACAGCGGATAGGGCAGAATTTTGTAGATCACCTACAGCAGAGTTTACTCCTCCACGTAGAGATTCTTCTAATCCAGTTGCGGCCGATTGGGTAATAGAATTAACACCTTGTCTTAGTTGTGCGATGGCTGGATTTCTCTCTGCGGCTAAATCTAACATAGAGGACCCTGCTTGTCTTATTCTTTGTATTGCGCTTAAGCGTGGTGTCTCACCGAGTTCCGTAGCACCAGATACTCTTGCTGCTTCTTTGGCGGCCGCTTCATCGGCTCTTTGACCCAAGAAATCTTGATAGGATGTGGGTGCTTTTCCTACACCAAATAATCTTGATTTACCAATGGCTGCTTGAACCGAGGGACGACTAAAATCAGCGACACCGCCAAATTCCTTACCGGCTTTATAATAGTTCTTAAGTCCTGATGCTAAAGCACCAGCACCAGTCACACCTTCAACTCCTTCAATTGCTTTATCAACGATAAATTGACTTCCTAGATTTCTCAACTGATCTTGATAGTTCTTAGAGGCATTGGCGATTTCATCTGCTACTTTCAAATGATTCAATACAACACCTTGATTGTAATCGGATATGGAACTCATAAGAGAGTTTCCGTGTTCAACTGCCGCGTCATATCCATATAACGAACCCATTTTATAATAAAGTATTTATTTTATTTGGTATCATCGCTTATTAAATCTTCCGCACCTACGGAGTTATCTTTTACACCGCCTGTCGCTATTAACGACTCAAAATTACGATACATCTTAGGAGGATTAGATTGAAGATCCATATAACAAAAATCATATTTATTCGGTGTACATTTCTTATATAATTTCATCCAATTATCAGGACCTGAGAATAAATCTCCATATTCGTCAGCAATCGCTAATAATTCCCTTTGATTAGGGAAAGGACTACCAATAATTACATCCGTAGCATTCGCACGAACAATGGGTGATACAGATCCTCTGAATTTTTGTGATGACATTAATAATAGTTTGATATTATAGTGACGGAATCTTGATGCGAGATGATTAATCCTTGCTTCTCGTTTAATAGATCCCAAACAATCATCTAGTACCAACGCCATTTGTGGTTGATCTTCCTTGTCAAATGATTTCTGATGTTCTACTATACTATCAATGATACTATCATCATAGTGATCTTCTACGTCATAGGCTTCACGTAAAAAACGACTCGTGACATCATTCGCAATTGTATTGGAAATAATGACAGCATCATCAAAAAATTCTTGACCGTAGAAGTTGTCGTTTAATAAAAGATTAGATATAAGTGTACTCTTTCCTGTTTTTACAGGTGATATTAATAGCAGAAGAGATCCTCCGCCTGGAACACCCACGCCAACTTGTGGAAGATGAGGGTGATGTAGTTTTGCTCTTACATTGTCCGGTTCTTTTACAGGCAATACTTTAGGCACGTTCATTGTATATATTATGTATTAAAAAAAATAATTCATTAGAAACAATAGTTTGACCAAACGTCTCCAGCAGGTGCGGTTCCTTTCATTATGGATTGTTGTACGAGGGCTGCTTTTTGATTCTGTGATATTTGATTTTGTCTCAT